TTGGCTTTAAAATTCAATCACAAATTAAACAGCAAAGAGGTAAAAAACTAGATCAGAAATTAAATGATGTTGTTGAAAATAAATTTAAGCGTTGGGGTCGTGCGGATTCATGCGACGTAGCAGGGCGGCTTAGTTGGGTAGAGATGCAAAAGTTAATTGTTAATTCTCTTGTTGTTGATGGTGAAGTATTTATAAGAATCATTCGTAAACCTTTCGGGCGTTCATCTATACCGTTTTCATTGCAGGTAATGGAGGCAGATTTATTAGATACTGATTACACGGGTAAAAGTAGTAATGGAAATATTTACAGGATGGGTATCGAGGTAAATGATTTTAACCGACCTGTTAACTATTGCTTTTTAACTAAACACCCCGGCGACACTTTATTCCCTGCGAGAACTGGAGAGAAAAGGCATTTAATTATTCCCGCTGATGAAATTATTCATCTATTCCAACAAGAAAGACCGTCACAAAGTCGCGGTGTTCCAGCGATGGCAAGTTGCTTAAAAGCTTTACATGACTTAAACGGATTTCAAGAGGCAAGCGTTATAAGAGCAAGGGCGGCAAGTTCGTTAATGGGATTTATTACAAGTCCAGAAGGTGAGCTAGACCCAGGCGGGGAAGTTTACGAGGAGGAAAGAGTTACACAATTTGAACCGGGTGTCTTTAAATATTTAGATCAAGGTCAACAAATTTCCGTCCCTGATTTTGATTCACCTAATGGGGAGTTCCCCGAATTTATGGCGGCGATGTTGCGTAGTGTCGCGGCGGGTTGTGGCGTTAGTTATGAATCTGTAAGTAGAGACTTTAGTAAAACTAATTATTCTTCTAGCCGTCTTTCATTGTTAGAGGATCGTTCACAATATCGATCAATTCAAAATTATCTAATAGATAACTTTCATACAAGAGTGTTTGAAGCGTGGTTAGAAATGGCGGTATTAAGTGGCAATTTGAATCTGCCTAATTACGAAAGTGACCCGGACAGATATAGACGTGTGCGTTTTGTCTCTAGAGGTTGGGAATGGGTAGACCCACAAAAAGAGATTGCCGCAAATAAGGAAGCAGTAAAAGCAGGATTTAAAACGGTTGCAATGGTCGTCGCGGAGCAAGGACATGACTTATCTGATTTACTCCCACAAAGAGCCGATGAGGTAGAGCAAGCGAAACAATTGAATTTAGTTTTTGATACTGATCTTTCGTCAGGTGTTACTACGTCAGCAAAGCAGACTATTATAGATGAAAATCAAAACGAAACTAATGGAAAAGAAACGTGATTTAGAAAATCAAATTCAACATCGATCAGAACCCGTAGAGTTTGACATAAAAGAAGATCGCACGATTGAGTTTCCTTTCTCAAGTGAAAAGCCAGTTTATAGAGGCGTATTAGGTAATGAAATTCTTGATCATCGTGAAGGCTCTATTGATTTCTCAAGATTGAATGATGCAGCTCCTTTGCTCTTCAATCACAATCCAGACAAACCCATAGGCGTAGTTGAAAAGGCATGGACAAAAGACAAGCGCGGTTACGCCCGTGTACGTTTCAGCGACAATCCTTTTCCTTCAGAAGTTTATAACGATGTAAAAAATGGAATATTAAGGGGTGTATCTGTTGGCTATAGCGTTAATGAAACAAGAGAAGAAGAAGACAAAAAAGATTCATACCGCGTGACCTCATGGACTCCCGCTGAAATTAGTATTGCCGTTGTAGCTGCTGACGAATCGGTAGGAGTAGGAAGAGCAAAAGAAGCGGAAGAAAAGATAGATAATAATATTGCTATGCCTGCAAAGCAAGAATCAAGTAATATGGAGGCACAACGTATTAACGACGTTAAAAAAGCGGCTTCCGTCGCATCACAAAAGCAAACTCTATCTACAGAGAAAATGACTGACACCCCTGATTTAAGTGTGGTGCGTTCCGAAGAGCGCAAGAAGGCTCAACAAGAAGAGCGTTCCAGAATCACAAACATTAGCGCATTAGGCGCGCAACATGGTTGCGAAGATTTAGCAACAACATTAGTAGAAAGTGGTGCTTCAATTGATGAAGCAAGAGCCGCCGTATTAGAGCGCATCGGTGCAAAGCCTGTAGAAACTGTTTCTCAGGTTGATCTAAACCAAGAAAGAAATATTGACTACAAGTTGACTTCTGGTATTCGCGCAGCTTTAACAGGTGACTGGTCATCTAAAGAAGCTGGTTATGTTCGCGAGCTTTCACAAGAGGTAGAGCGTTCAGGTATTAAGAAAACATCAGAAAGATCTTTTTTAGTTCCTTACACTGCGCTAACAAAAAGGGCAACTTATAACACGGGTTCCGCTGGTACAGGTGGTTCATTGGTGGCAACTGACCTTTACGCAGATGATTTCATTGAGGCGTTAAGAAATTCATCGAAGATGATGTCTCTGGGGGTAAAGGCACTTCCGGGGCTAGTCGGTGATGTCGCACTCCCCCGTCGCAGCGGTGTTGCTTCTACGTATTACCTCTCAACTGAAACAACAGCTATCACTCAGGCAGAAAGCACCTTTGATCAGGTGACAATGACACCTAAGAACTTGGCTGCTTTAAGTAAGTATTCAAGACAGACTCTTTTAACAGCTACTCCCGGAATTGAGCAATTGATAAGGGATGATTTGACTGATGGTTTGAATACAGCGGTTGATTTAGGAATCCTCAACGGCGCAGGTTCAGGCGGTGCTCCAACCGGGATCATGCAAACCAGCGGGATCGGATCAGTGGCTATCGGGACCAATGGGGGTGCAATCACAATTGAAACTCTTGTTGATCTTGAAGAGCAAGTCTTGATTGATAACGGCAACGTTTCAGATTCAATGGCTTATGTAACTAATGCAAAAGTATTAGCTGAGCTTAAGAAACTTCGTGCGGGTGGTTCTGCATCTGGTGATGGTTCTTTCCTTTGGAATACTGACCCTGCTTCTCTTGGTCGTGGTGGTACTCCCGGTTCTGTTAATGGTTATCCTTTAGCTGTTACTAATCAAGTACCTAGCAACCTAACTAAGGGTTCTAGCTCTAGCGTTTGTTCCGCTGTTCTAATTGGTGACTTCAGCCAAGCAACAGTTGGTTTCTGGGGTTCAGGTCTTGAGATAACAGTGGGAGAAGATGCCGACGACTTTAGCAAGGCTCTCAGTTCAGTTCGTGGAATTATCACTTACGACGTAGCTGTTAGACACGCTGAAAGCTTCGCGGCTTGCCTAGACGTAACTACTTAATAACTTCTTTAACTGGGGGGTCTAAATGGCCCCCTTCTTTTTTTATAACAATGAAAATCTTTACTACTCGCGGTGTGATTGCTAGCGGTCAAGCTTTAGAAGCTGGTTCCGTTTATGACGTTAGTGAAAAAGATGCTTCTACCTTAATTGCAATGGGAAAGGCAAGAGAAGCGACAGCAGAAGATGAAGCCCCCGCATGTCCTCCAAAACCAAAGGCTAAAAAAGTGAAGCCAATTTTAGAAGAAGCAAATGGCACTGACTGACGACCTAGACGCCTTCTTTTCAGATTTTGCAGTTTCAGCAACTAGTGGAGGCACGACGGGAAAAGGAATCTTAGATCAACCCACAGAAATAGAAATAGGTGGTCAGGTTTTATTTGTTGACTATCAATTCCATTGCAAGGTTTCAGACTTCGGCACATTAAACCCAAACGATTCAATCACTATTGACGGCGATGCTTACACGGTGAGAAGTAATACAAAAGACGTTGATTCATTAACTACAGTTTTAGCGGTACAAAAGACATGAGCAAAAGAGAAACAATATTAGCCCGTGTTTTAACTGTTATTACACCTACTTCTGGGATTTCAAATCGTGCTTATAGATCTAGGCAAGTTCCTTTAAACTTCTAGTCTTCCTAAGCTTGATTGGTCGTTAAGAATTAGGGTTACTGTTTTTCATATTGGCAGTACGTCAACGGCTCCAGATACCGCCGCTGATTCAGTTGTAGCGAGTATGCATGGTTTGTTAATGGCTGATTTAACTTTGAACGGTAATGCAATAGATATTCAACCCGAGGGGGTTAATTGGGAAATGATCGACGCCGACCAACCAACTGTTGCCGTGAATTGTGAGTACTTAATTAGATACAGAACAGCAGTTGAATCTCTTTCATAATAGGTTTTATTGGTATTACGCATTATTATGGATAGCAAGGACAACAACCAATACGAGGAAGTAGTAGACCCCCTAACGGGGGTTAAAACCTACATCCCGAAAAAAGACGCAAACCCCGATTCTGAGGACTAATGGCAATTCTTACCAACGCTCGCAGATTATTAACAAAGATTGAGAGCAGTAGCGGGACAGATAGCAGCCCTGCGGGAACTGACGCGCTATTAGTTTCTAATTTAGAGGTTTCACCCGTCGAATCAGGAACAGCAGGCCGAGAAATTATAAGGCCATATTTAGGAGCAACAGAACAGCTACTAACAGATACAAAAATAAGTATTGGTTTTGATGTGGAAATGTCGGGTTCTGGTAGTGCCGGAACTGCAAGCCGTATTGATAGTTTGTTAAGAGCTTGTGGTATGTCTGCTACTACAACAGGTTCAGCAGTTACCGGGAGTTCTCAAGCCGGTTCAGCGGGTTCTATAACTCTTGCATCTGGAGCCAGCGCAACAGATGACGCATACACTGGAATGTGTATTACTATCACCTCGGGAACTGGTAACGGTCATAAAGGTTTGATCACTTCTTATACAGGTAGTTCAAAAGTTGCAACGGTTCAGGCATCAACGGCGGCCTTTACCCCTGGTGCAAGTTCTGGTTATAGCATTAGCGCCAATGTTCAATACAAGCCTTTAAGTTCTACATTTGAAAGTACAACCCTCTATTTCAACAATGGAGGTATTAGACCT